CGGCCGATACTCTCGAGCAAGCGCAAGCGCACTGGCAAGCCGGACGCCGCACATTCCGCGTGCTCGTCGACCTTGGCGACATCGACCCGTCGCGCGAGGTCCTATGTCCGGCCAGCAAAGAGGCCGGGCGCCGCACAACATGCGCCGCGTGCAAGCTCTGCGCTGGCACCGCAACCCGCTCGCCCAAGTCGGTCGCAATCGTCATGCACTAGCGCGACAGGGGCGCCCGATCAGGGCGCCCCACCGCCCGCGACCGGCGCGCCCAAGTCGTTCGCAACCTCGGGCCCCGGTCCACGATCCTCGGTCCGAGGATCTCGGTCCCGACCCGACCCCGACCCGACAGCACCGACCCGACCGGCGTAGTGCCCGACAACCTCGGTCCTGAGCCTGTCCCACGCAGCCCGACAGTTCCCGACTACCGCCAAGGCCCGACAGCCAAGGCCCGACTGCGCCAACTCAAGCGCCAAGGACCCGGGGTATAAATGAATGTTATTGGTACGGGGGTCTTTTACCAAGAAAAATGATAGCCCTCCTCGGGCATAATGGAGCGTATGCCACGCGACTTGGTACTTTGACACTCTGGCCTGATTACGGTCGGTTACCTTGAGCTCGAGCCAGAAGGGCAGGCCACCGAGCATGCTATAAACGTCAGGAGTGCCGAGTCCGACCTTGTTTTCAAGGCGCATCACGAACCCATCCTTGGGAACGTTAGTCCTCAGAGTGTTCCAGAAGTTGGCCTCTGGGCCTTTTGCCATTGGTCACATCCTTGGCGGTGCCCTCGATGGTGAAGGCGGTGGGGAATTTGCGCTGCAGGTCCATGAGACGCGCGGTAATCTCTTCGCGCGAGAGTTGATCCAGCGTGTTGATTGTCTCGCGACGGTCGATGGTCAAGCCGCCGAGTGCTGACCGGAGCTTCTCAGCGTTGATCGCAGCGGAGTACTGGTTCGCCTCTTCCGCGCCGCGGGACAGTTGATGCAGTCGCTCGAGTTGCCCCATGAGGGTGACGCCGAACCGGCGCTCTCGCTCTTCGCGAAGTTCGTTGACGTACTCAACCACATGGGGAAAGGTCCTGCCATCCAGAAGTTTGGACGCGTAGACCACAGCGGTGTCCGGGGAGTATCCCGCGCGACGGGCGCACTCGCCGTTGGTCATCGTCCCCTGAATGTAGAGTTCAGCAAAGGTCTTTTGTCTTGGGGTCAGTACGCGCCCGCTCTCCTCTTCGATCCGCTCCTCGATGCGGCGCAGTGCAGACGTCTTCTTGCGAGGGGTTTCAGATGCCACAGCGACCTCCTTTCGCGGCGTTCCACAAGCACCATACAACAGCCTGAGGCGGCAGTCGAGTTCCCCTATAAAGGGTGTTCCAGCCAGATTTCAGGTTTCCAAAAAGTGAAAAATGCGGCGCTGGCTGGACTAGCAACTCGCTGTCTTACGCTTCTGGCGTAAGAGAAAAACACCCATGTAAGAGCGTTTGTAAGAAAAATGTCTTTGTTTTCCATACACTTACAGCGAAAAACAGCCATTTTTACCGTATTTACCGCAAATCCGCGTGCGTTCACGCGCGAACACCGAATCTCTGGCAAAACTGCTTATATAGGCAACTCGCCGAGGTCCAAGTTCCGAGGTCCAAGGTCCAAGTTCCGAGGTCCAAGCCTCTTGACATACATATCGATACACCTTACTACGTTACACACGGACAACACCACGAAAGGGCTTACGATGTACGACGTGAAGATCGAGAAGGATGTTCCTTGTCCCTTTGTCGGCAAGGGCACCAGGAACGGGGTCAAGTACCCTGAGGCTCGCATCATGGAGGTTGGTGACAGCGTGTATTATCCGGGTTCTCTGTTTGACTCGAAGGATGATCTGAAGCGCCTCGTTACCGCTTTTGCGCGCTATGCCAACTACGCGAAGAAGCATTTCCGCCAGCAGTACGACGAGGATGGCGGCGTCCGCATTTGGCGCGTTCGGTGACCTCTCGGCTGGGGAGGGTCTTGACGCCCTCCCCGCCCCTTGCTACAAGTTCTCCACAACATCTACACAAGACCAGAGGAGACCAGACATGGAACTGACGCACGGCAACCGAGCTTCATGGCTCAAGGTTCTGTGGGATGCGCTGCATGATCCGTGTGATCCTGACGATGCGAGATGGGATGACGTCTGCACGGCGATGGCGTGGGTAACGGAGGAGCTTGGTCTCGATCCGTTGGAGGTTTGTGATGCTGACTAAGTGGGTCCAATGTCCGAGTTGCGAGGGCCGAGGTGAGGTTGAGTATGAGGTTGCGGTCCCGATGGGGTTCTCGAACCCGTACGGTTACCTGACTTCGGAGTGGGATGTGTGCGACCACTGCCGTGGGCGTGGTGAGATTGAGGTGGATGATGACGCAGACGACGAGTGAGCTTTCGTGGTTGCGGACGAAGGTTACCAAGCAGCGCAGTGAGATTGCGCGATTGGAGCAGGTGGTGGCTCGGCTGTCGGTGGAGAAGGCGGAGTTGCTGCTGGACCTGAAGATGTACAAGGCGGAGTTGGAGAGGAGGGACTGATGAAAGAGACGTTTGAGGTGTTCTACGAGATCGTCGGGGTCAACTCTGACACGGGCCAGTCTACGACGCGTCTGGTGTGGGGGATTGGTTCGACGAAGCGCGCGGCGGGCGTTGTTCGTCGGCTGCGTCGGTCGAAGTACGACCAGATCGAGGCAAATCTGGTTCATGTTCGCCGCGACAAGATGCCGTGGCTGTTGGTTGAAGAGTATGAGGGACCGTGATGGCGAAGTGGGCTGAACCGAGGACCGGGGACCTGTTGGCTGCGCTGCATAGGATCGAGCGCGTGGCTGAGATCATTCGGAACGACAGGACGGGTGGGCACCAGTGGAACGCTGCCCGTGCGAACGAGATCAAGGAACTGGCGCAGATGGCTGCGCGCATGGTGCAGGGGCCGTTGGACAATGGCGACGCATGAAGAACCGCTGCCTGCGTGGCTGGAGGCGGAGTTGAGGGCACAGGCCCTAGGTCCGAGGCCCGTGGTACAAGCACCGAAGCAACCGAAACGGGAGCCGTCGAAGGCGGCGTATGGGAGGGGAGAGGAATGTCCTTACTGACTGTGACCGTTCTGACCGTGGCGCTGTCTCCGTCGTGGAGTGGGTACGTCGGGATGTACGCTGACCCGGCGCACTGCCGGGCGATGATGGATGTGATCGCCGAGGAGGACACCGGCGCTGTGATCCGCTGTGAGCCTATGGTGCTGCGCGAGCCGGTGCCTGTGCCGCCGCCGAGACCTGACAACCTGAAGCCGCGCTACGTTCCCGTGCCGGTGCCACCGATGAGGCCGTGGTCGTGATCCCCCGCCAGATCTTCCTGACGTGGAAGGACAGGGACATTTTGAGGAGCAACTCGCCCATTGTGCAGATGGGCGTGAGGAACCTGATCGAGCAGAACCCGGAATGGTCGGTGACGCTCTACACGGACGCCGACATCGACCAGTACCTGCGCCAGAACTTGATGTCGAAAGACTGGGATCTGATTAAGGACGAGCACATCGTCGCCAAGAGCGACCTGTGGCGGATGCTCAAGATCTACCTTGAGGGCGGCTGTTACATGGACATCGACCGGCTGGTGAACGTGCCGATGGCCGAGATCGTGCCTGAAGACGTGGAGTGGGTGCTGCCGACGTGTCTGGACCACGATTTCAGCCACGACTTCATGTGCAGCAACGCGGAGAACCCTGCTTTCTTCGCGGCCATCGTCCTGCACCTGCAACGTCGTATGCAGGGTCACAGGAATGTCTACCTGCTCGGGCCGCAGACATGGATGCACGCCGTCAGCCAGACGCTGATGGGGCGGCAGTTTGAGACGGGAGCGGGGCCAGAGGCGTTTGCCGAGATGCGAGAGCAGATCGCCAAGATGCCGTTTATCAAGACGTATCGGGAGCACCCGCCGTACGACATGATCACATACCGCCACGACCCCGCTGCGTGGCCCTACGACCATGAGACGGAGAAGCGTCGGCTGTATGCCGACAATGGTATGAAGCACTGGACGGGGGAGTGGTGATGGACATCGTGCTGGTGACTGGTGGCTTCGACCCCCTGCATGTCGGCCACATCAATTACTTCAACTCGGCGTCCACGCTCGGTGATCGGCTGGTCGTTGGGCTGAACTCCGACGAGTGGCTGACGAGGAAGAAGGGCGCGGCGTTCATGCCGCTCGCCGAGCGCAAAGACATCATCCGCGCCCTGCGCGTCGTTGATACGGTGCTTTTCTTCGACGACAGTGACGACACCGCCTGCCACGCTATCGAGCGGGCGCTCAGGATGTGGTCAGGAGCGCGTGTCATCTTCGCCAACGGGGGCGACAGGGGAGAGAGCAACACGCCCGAATTTGAAAAGTACAACCGAAACCCGCGCGTCAACTTTGCGTTCAACGTCGGCGGCGGCAAGATGCAAAGCAGCAGCGATCTGCTGGCGAGATGGGAGAACCGACATGCAGGTAAGTGAAGAGGACGTCGAGCGCGCCGTGACCGAGGCTTTCAGGGCGGTTT